GTCGAGCTGTTTGATTTGCTCGTCGCGCCGACCTAACCACTTGTGGGTGTGACGCATAACTAGCGTCCCTCCACCCGCCCAATACTTTCCAATTAAGGAGGTAATATGCGTGTACTTCGCGCCTGGACGGACAGTCTTTCGACCGGAGAAACAAATGAGCTCTGTTTACAGCTCGCAACCTGGCACTTGGGCCAAGTCCACAAGACGAGCCCAGAAAGGGAACGCATCGCTGCTGGTCTTGCTAGCCGCGATTATCGTTCTCTGTGTGACGTTCTTCTCGATTATTCAGGTCTCGACCCGCTCGATTCCTATCACCTGAGGCAGATCCAAGCGTTTTACCAAAAACGCGAAGACCTTGACTTTGGTGTGGATAGAGAGGCAAAGGCCTTTGAGAAGTTTACGTCAGTCGAGCGGCACTGTGCCGCCACCAACGACATCTTCCGGAAATGGGCACGGGGTCAGTTCTTTTTTCGACCCCGCGTTGAGGCTGCCATCTACGGCGCCCAGCGTAAAATTGCAACTATACTCGGGGATGTTCCGAAGTTGGCGGACTTGAAGTTCCGCTTCGGCCCTGGTTCAACGACGCAAGTCAAAAAACGTGACGCTCACCCGTTGGTTAAATTGGGTGAGCCACTCGCGTGTAGCAAGGACATGCTCGGCGTCCTCCCGGACGTATTGCATGAGTTGAGTGGCTGGGTCTTCTCCCATCAGGAGGGGTGCTCAGACACCGCCGGTGTTGCCGTCGAGATCGTTGACGGCCGCATCGCCTTTGTCCCGAAGAATTTCGAAACCGATCGTACAATTGGCCAGGAACCATCCTTAAACATGATGGTACAGCTGGCTTATGGCGATTACATCGCTGATCGGCTCTTGAAGTTCGGTATTGACCTCACTGACCAGACAAAGAATCAACGTCTGGCTCGTGAAGGGTCGATTACTGGCGCTTTAGCAACGTCAGACCAATCCAGTGCCTCTGATTGTGGTGCCACGGAATTTGTATGGCACATGCTCCCGGTGGATTGGGGGCTTGCTCTAGGAAGTGCGCGTACTAGTACGTACACCTACGAAGGGCAAACAATTAAGCTTCAGAAGTGGTCTTCGATGGGTAACGGTTATACCTTCCCATTGGAGTCTCTCTATTTCTATGCCATTGCGGCTGCTGCTTCAGAGATCATCCTGGGGCGGAGGCTGAGGCCGGAAGAAATTTCGGTCTTTGGCGACGACATTGTCATACCAACGACGTGTTACGAGTTTGTTAGTGAAGTCCTCCTTGCTGTGGGCTTCCTACCGAATCATAGGAAGAGTTTTGCTTCTGGACCGTTCCGCGAATCTTGTGGAACGGATTGGTTTTCGGGAATCAATATACGTCCTGCATATCTAGGTTCAAAACTAGATGGGCCATCACTGTTCGTACTGCATAATTTTTACGTACGCAATAGACTAGACGAGCCCGCGCAGATTCTCCGAGGCCACCTCCACACGTCCATCCAGCTTTATGGACCAGACGGGTATGGCGATGGCCACCTCCTT